GTGAGGAAGGAGGAGGTCTCCTTCTGGTGGTCCATCGGGCGGTAGCGCCCAGGCCACTCGTATCTCCCCTGGATGGGGGAGGGGACGTTCTTCACGCCCAGGTTGCGCAGCACACGCGTCTCATCCAGGCCCCAGAAAACAGCGACTTGGTAGCCACCCTCGATGGGCAGCACCTTGTGCTTGGGGATGATGCTGTAGCGGTGCGGGTGTCTGGTGTTGAAGAGCAGTATGCGGTTGTCGATGATCTCCAAGTGCTTTCTCCAAGTTACTATCATCACTTATCGCTACGGTTCGCACTCTTGCTGCGAATACGTAGGTTGCTCTTGGTGGATGTGCCTCCACTTCTGAGCGGCGTGATGTGGTCTACGTCCTTGCCATCCCCTTTAGCTGCCCTGCCTTCACGAACCATGAGGCGTCGGGCTTTGTTCCGTTGAGCGCGGTTTTTCTTCTGCTCGTCCGAGCCTTGGTAGTTGGCGTACTCTTTGTCGTAGTTCCGTGTCATATCAACTCCTCTTCGTATTGAACGTACAGTCTTTGACGGGGCACCATCCGCACAGCGGGCTCTGTGAGGGGTTCCACACGTCGAACTCGTGCGCTGCCTCAAGCTTGGCAACGCGCTCCCGGTAGTCCCACCACGCAGCCTCTGCGTCCTCGTAGGACATCTTGTGCTTGACCATGCTGCCCTTGACGATGAAGAACAACGCCGAGGACACCGACCGGATGTGGGGGAAGTGAGCGAACACCATCAGGGACATCAGCGTTAGCTGGTCCCTGTCTGGATACCGGTCGTTGCCCGTCTTCCAGTCGATGACTCTCGCCGTCAGGTTGTCGTCATCCACGATGAGCAGGTCCGCGATGCCGCGCACCCACCTGTCGTCAGAGCCGAACGCGCAGGGCCGCAGGTCCTTGGTCAGCGCCATCTCATGCTCGAACAGCTTCCTCCCAGGCTTGGCGAGAAGCGCGTCCACCACAGGCTGGAAGAGCACGAACTCTGGCGGCAGCGGTGTGCCGTCACGCCCGTAGTCCTCGATGGCCTTGTGGACATCCTTGCCGTAGATGGTGTGCTTGGTGTCTGTGAACGGGAACCGCTTCAGCACCGTCACTTCGTGATACTGCCGCGCACACTGCTCAAACTTCTTCAGGCCTGAATGGCTCCAAGTGACCGGCTTACCCATTACAACTCCGCTGTGTTGACGATCTCGTTGAGGCGGTTGGCGAAGCGAGTGACGAACTTCTCGTTGTTCCACAGCTTGTGGTTCATGTCGTACAGGATGGCATGAGTGACCTCATGCCAGAAGGTGTCGGACACCTCCTCTGTCTTGAACGACCGGCCTGTCAGGTTGCTCTGCGTGGCGACAGTGACTACACGCTGGGTGTGATTTACCTCGCCCATGTGCCCCGGGTGGGGCATCGTGTCCACCATGCGCACGGTGTACGTGAGGTTACTGAGTTTGAACTTCTTGGGGGTTTGCAAATGCTTTCTCCTTTTCTTCGAGTAGTGCAAGCGTGGCTTGCAGGATGCGAGTCTCAACACCCAGGTGAGTGGTGAGTTCACGCGCTTGCCCATACTTGTGCTCAAGGCACAAGTCGTGGATTGCTCGGGCCATGCGCTCAATCTCCATGAGCGGCATGGCGTAGTCGGTAACGGTAGCGATCATCATCCCTTTGCCAGTCCATAACGTCGGTGAGCGCCGCCGTCTGCAGCCAGGGGAATCCCCGGCATGTAGCTCGGCTGCACGGTCATGCATGCCAGAAGGTACTCTTTGGCCTCATCTGCTTCACTCTCTGGCGCGATACACAACGCTTCGTCGTGCACGGTTCCACAGACCGGATACCGCTTTCCTATTCGCAGCATCCCGTCAGTCATCACACAACGCGCCGTGCCCTGCACCACGTTGTTCGTGACCTTGCCCGCGTAGAGCTTGCTGCGCTTGCCGTCCTTGCCGTCAGCGTAGCTCCACTGGACTCGGCCCTTCTCGTCTTGGTCAGGGCGGAGATCAGGATACCGCACACACATGCCGCTTGGCAAGACGATCTCACCCTTGCGGAAGGTCAGACACTTGTGCGTGTACTCCTTGCCCTTGAACAGGCTGTGCTCGATAAGCTGGCCCATCAGTTCCCAGAACGCCACCACCGGGGCCGAGGCCGTGCGGTACTTGTCGATGATGGCCTTGGCTGCGAGGCAGTGGATGGCAAGCTCAAGGTCGGTGCAGGTGTGGGGGATCTCCTCCATCTTCTTGATGTTCTCATCCCAGGACAGGAACTTCTGCACGTCAGCGCCGACAACGCCAAGCTGCTTGGCCTCTTCCCTTGAGTAGCGCTTGGGTGGCGCTCCCAGAAACCCAGTAAGCAACTGGGCGGCGAAGCTGGCCCAGCCTAGCTGGTAGCCTGCGCCCAGCAGGGCGCTCTTGGCCGACTGCCGCTCCACCGGATGGCTGTCCTTGGTCATGCCTGGGATGTTGAACATCTCTGCACCGAAGCGTGCGTACGGATCGCCGCCCGAGCGGAAGATGTTGATCAGTTCTTGGTAGTCAGCCAGCCACGCCAGCACACGCGGCTCGATCTGCGAGAGGTCACCGACCACGATGACGTGCCCCTCAGGGGCCATGATGGCCTTGCGCAGGAACGACCCACGCTTGAGGTTCTGCATGTTGATCGCGCTGCCCTTGGCTGCAGTCCACCGGCCTGTGGCTGCACCGTAGTAGCTCAGGGGCACCGGCAGGTTGCCCCGGTCAGCGATGTCGAGGAAGCGCTGCGCACGTGTGCGTTCGCTGGTGCTCTTGACCTTCAGTCTTGCTTCGCATAGGAGAGCAACGTCCTCATTCTCATGATTGAGTAGCGCCTGAAACAGTGCGTCATTCTTGGCGAGAGCAAGGGTTTGCTCTCCAGTTGTCTTACTGATCTTCGTAGGGGGCTCGACTCCCAAAGCTTTGAGTGCCTCCGCAAATTGCGGGTTTGAAGCAAGCGTAGCTTCCTCCATGCCGAGCCTTGCCAAGAGTCCTTCACGCGCAGTCCTTTCCTCTTCAATCGCATGCGCCAGCATCTCCTTGTCAAGCTGCAGCAGCGGGCGGGTGTACATCTTGAGCGTCATGTCGATGAGCTTCAACTCCTTGGTGGGATAGCCCTCGATCAAGCGCAGGAAGATCTGCTCACACAGGTACGTGTCGTGCCTGCAGTAATCAGCCAGTTCTTGTTCGATGTGAAACGGGATGCTCTCCAGCATGCCGTCGGTTGAGTGCACCGCCTTGCCCTTGGGAGGAAGCTCGAACGCCTCGGCCAGCGTAGCCAGACTATTACCCACCTCGACGCCACGCAGGGCGCGGGCCATGCTGAGCGTGTCAAAGATGAACGCAGGCTGGATGCCGTACTCCCAGGAGAGGATCGTCACGTCGAACTGCGCGTTGTGTGCAAGGACAGCGGTGCGGGACCAGTCGATGCTGGACTTCCAGCGACCGATGCGGTCGCCTCGCACCCACACGGGGATCTCCTCGGTGCCCACTTCCTTGTAGCACAAGCCCCAGGCTTTGAACCTGGGGTCACGCACGTACTCTTCGGTGGTCATCTTGGACAGCGTGTATTCGGACTTAGACCATGCGGTCTCGAAGTCAAGCACGATGATCTTGTCGTAGGGTTTCAATGCGTTTCTCCTTTTCGTTGCATGTCGTTGGCGACTAGGTTGGTGATGTACATATCCGCAGCTTGCGTGATGATGTGACCGGTCTCGTGGAGGCTGGAGTTGACCCCCATGACCTTGAGCATGGACTCATCCTCGACCAGCAGGAACACGCCGTGGTTCTTGGAGTTCAAGAAGCAGCTACCCACCATGAGTATGGTGTGCACGAACTGGTCCGCCTCATCTGCAGGAAGCGCAGCGATGCGCTCCATCATTGCTACCATCTCGATGCGTTGCTTTAAGCTGTCGGTGTCTATTGTGTCCATGCTTGCCTTTCTGCGAACCACTCTTCCAGCAGTTCAGTTGTATCTTCTCTGATCACCATCGCGGACCCACCGGCACGGTGGATGTCTGCCATCTCACGCTCTTGTAGAGCAGTGGGCTTATTGAATCCAGCCTTGCATTCTACACCCAGGAACATACCTCGATAGCACACGATGATGTCTGGTATGCCTGCTCGACCGTAGCCATTCTGTGCAGGAAAGAAGTAATAGCCTTTGTACTTCTTGATGATGTCAACGCATCGAGCTTTGACTTTACTTTCCGGGGTTGCCATCGTTGAACTCCTCCACTTCAATGAGCTTGTCGATGTAATGACGGGCCTTCTTCAGGTCTTGCACGCCGCCCTTTGAGCGCCAGCGGGATAGGTACTTGACAGCGTTGCCGTCGAGATACCCTAACTGCCAGTCGAGGATGACATCCCACGTCTCGTAGGTGTGTTGTTTGTAGTGAGCGCCGCCCACTTGTGTATCGTTTGCGGTTTGACCGCGTAATAGGTCTGGCATGATGTTGTGTGGTTGGTTGTTAGTGAGGGGGAGACACAGATTCCCAGCCCCCTCGGTTCTGGGTGTTGGAGGGGCAGTACACGCCACAAAAGTATGTAGCGGGCAGCGTGTACTGCGCGGTGCATCGGCTTCACATCTGTGGGGTTAGAACCGCGTCCGCAGCTATGCAATGCCCGCTTAAAACAGTGCGTCTTCTACCATTCTCGTGGCGTCCGCTTTGGTTGTTCGTCTGGCTCGGTTGACGAAGACTTTGTCTTCTTTGTATGAAAAGAGGAAGGGCCAAGATGGGTTTGGGTTTCGACGGTGTTGAAGCGGTGGCCGTTCGCACACTGCCTGCGCCTCCAAGCACTGCGCGTGGATACCACTTCCGTCCAGGCGTTGCATGTCGGACATTTCACTCTTTACCCCACAACGTACACAGACTTCACGGGTTTCTCCTGAGTGCTGTGGCAAGTTCTCGTATCCACTTCACCTCAAAGTAATCTGACATACCGCGACACTGATGATCAAGTGCTTTAGCAAGCCGTTCGCGCTCGGCAGCGGCGACAAGGGCGGCGAAGCGTTCAAGTCCAACGTCATTGAACTCTACTGTCTGACCGTTCCAGTCGCCCCATTGCTGCGCCCACTTGATGATGTCATCCTTGGTCATGTTCTGCTCCTGATTGCCTCACCAACATCACCCAGGTAGTCAGCGTACCGGGATGTCTTGTCACGCATGCTGTCGGCCAGCTTCGCGCAGGCTTCACGCTCCATCAGACAACCTGCTTCAAACGCTGCCCAGTTGCTGCTTCGTTTGATAACCTCAAAGTCTTCCACGGTAGGCGGTGAGGTAGTCTTGCGTGTAGCTTTCATCCAAGCCAGCCATGCTTCTTCGATGGTCATACCGTCCTCCCCCACAAGTAACCCCAGCGTTTACGCCATGCGTCGGCGGTCTCCTCAGAAACCTCCTCCATGATGGCATCGGCCTCGTTGAGCGCGTGCTCCATCTCCACCAGCACACGGTCTTGCTCGGTGTTCTGTGCCGCTAGGCTGCACTTACTAGGCATACAGTCCTGCGTGGCGCAGGTTGGCTCTGCCAGCGCGGCGCGGAGGGCGGTAATGGCTTGCCATCGTTCAGGTCTGTTTGCCTTTTGTGTAAAGCCCCATTCATCTGCCATGAACTCCAACGCCTCCAGCGCCTGCTGGGCGGCGATACGAAGGTTACTCATTTCTCCTCCCCCATACCCATCATGTGCATAGCACGGCGCACAGCGTCGGTCAGGTCGAGCCAGTCATGCCAGCCGACTACCTGCCCAATTTCCACGCGGGAAACGATGCCGTCCACAGCTTCAACCGTAGCAACAATATGGCCGTGCATCTCTTCGTCATAGATCTCAATCTTGACGGGGTTTACAGCGAGTTTCATACATACCTCCCAACGAGGAATGCAATAGTGCCGACAACGACGACGATGCCCACCGCCCACAAGGCGAGTGCGCCAAGTTCTTCAAGGACATAGTCCTTGCCGTAGAAGTTCGGCTCTTCAGTGCCGACTTCAGTGGCGGCTTCCGCTGCCTCGGGATAGCGACCTTGCTGGTCGCAGCCTTGGGGTAACTTGCTCATTGAATCCTCCTGACTTTGCTTGCCAGCAACCAACGGTCGCCCAGGCGCAGGACAGACCGCACCCAGGCTCTGCGATTGTGCCGATTGATCTCAGGCGGGACCAGTGGGGAGTTCCATAACTCCTGTGAATGTCGGACGAGTCTCTTCAGTTCAGTCATTTGCTTCTCCTAGTTGAGTTTCGTTTAGACATGAAAAACGCCCTGCCTAAGCAGAGCGTTGAGTACGGAGTTAACCGTGGTTAAGCGGTACGCCAGACACGGATGCCATCATCCACGGTAGCGGTTTGGAACGCGCCTTCGTAGGAAGCGAGGAAGACCTTCTTCGCCATCAGGAACTTGCGACGCCAGTTGGTCAGCGCCTTCTTGTCATTGATGTCGCAATCGATCAGGAACGAGTCGCCCACAGCCATGTCGGCCATCGGGAAGGGAGTGGGTGCACGGCCACGCGTACGCTTGGGGACAGGAACGCCGCTCTCTACAGTGAAAGTCATACAGACTCCAAAAAGGTTGATGAGGTGGGGAGTATCCGTCCCCACCATCGGGATGTCAAGCGCTTGACTGTGATCTTTAGTACTTCTTCACCTTCTCCACGATTGTGGTAACGCCATTGCCCGGGGTGTAGCACAGCAAGCAGTCCTTGCACTGCTGACCCGTGCAGTTCTGGCGCTCGACGTACTCATGCT